GCGATCTGACGTAGTGGCTCTGGGATACCGAGGTTGCGGCCGGTCGCGGTACACTTTAGTACGGACGACGATGACCTAAACCCAAGAGTCCGCTAGGCTTAACCCCCTCAGGGGCGAGGGCCTCACGATCTGCACACGCTCGCAGCCTCTTTACAGCGGCGACTGTGTCTACCACCCATACTCAGCTAGGAGTGCTTCTATCCATCCCTTTGGAACCGGACCGCACTCTGAAGCGCATTTATTCACCTTTTCCTGGTGGACCCATTTCTTGAATCTGATTGCCTTCTCCTTTCCCATTGGATCAAGGGGAGTGGCCATGGCCTTGCGCCAGAGAGCCTGGAACAGCCGATCGGGTGACTGGTCGTGCTCAACCTGCTCAAAGACCTGCCGTGTGAGTTTGGACATGTTGGTTTCAAACTCCAATGCTGATCTGATGGCGTATCCACCCAGGAGATGGGCTTCATCGTCCTCCTCTGGTGGGTGATCCAGCATTTCTTTCCTCAAGTTCAACGCTTCACGGCGTTGGGCCACAGCATTTAGGGCGGCTTTTACATACCCCGGACTGCTTGAAAGGAAGAAGGAACGGGCGTCCTTTGACCCCAATGTTCCATGACATGCCAGAAAACCAGCTAATTTCAACTGCTTTTCTGATATGTCGACTTCTCTCGTTACAGGCAGTCCGAGACCTCCCAATTGCGGAGGTAGCCACCAGGACACGCCCTTAGGCGCCTTCATGAGACTCTTCTTATGGTGAGACACGAACCAGGTCATGAGCTGGTCCTGCTGTGCAGGTGTCCAGTCTCTGATCAGTTCCTGAGCACACTGTCCTAGTGACCGTGCAGCTCCAGCGTGGCTCATCTTCATAAGAGGCGTCTCCATGCGCGCACTAAGGGCGTGTCCTTTCGCGTGCGACGGCTTGCCAACTTGAGTGTAGAGAAGTCCCATCTTTAGGAAGGGCTTTACAGTCAGTTTTGGCAAACCGTCGTCCTTGCCTGCTTGGCAGGGGCAAGGTTCACACCCGTACACATCATGACTGCAGGGGGCCGGGTCGCAGGTGGCGGCCGGTCCCTTGTAGTAGAGTGGCTGAGAATTAATGATCAGCCACTGAGGATGAATGTAGTTCTTTCCCACCGAGGGTGCCAGACCACAGGCTCGCACAACTGCTTGCCATTGGCCGTAGGCTGCCTTGGGTAGGACAAAGCCACAATCATCCCCGTTGATGAGTAGCGGTGTGTCGCGTAGGGGGAACTTGAGGGCTGTCTCAAGGTCACAGTCCCTGTCGAAGATGTTCGAAAGCTCCATGGCGGCCCGACAGGCCGCCGCGTTGACCAAGCATAGAATCGGAAACGAGACGGGTGAGCCCATAAGCTGCCCCCACCTTTGTGGGAGCACCTTTGTTGGCTTTTTATCGTCGTCGTACAACTCATGCTTGATCAACGCCCGACGGAGCACGATCTGATCTTCAAAAGGAACCTTCAGTTCACGGCAGACACACTCGAGGGCCCAACCCGACAGCTCGGGGTTGAGATTGTCTGTTGCCGCCTCATAGTCGCCCGATACAAAGACAGGCTCACGATTCTCCCTACTCCACTTTTGGATCCAGGGATTGGCCTTTGCCGTAAAATCGTCGAG